CATAAATAACGACATCAGAACAGCGCCCAGCGGCGTATCTCCTCGCCACCAGCTCTGGAACAGCTCCAGCCAGCCCTGCCAGGAATGGGGATCGTTGTGCATTTTCATAAGCCTCACCTCCGATAGCTCGGATGGCGCAGTGTGAAGTAGGAAGGCCGCCAGGTGGATTAACGACAAAACTCAGAGGGATTATTCCGGACGGCACAAACAGAAAAGCCACGCACGATGGCGGGGCTTGAATTTATTTGGTCGACGATTGAAGTTATGGCGACGATATCAGATTTACATAAAATATATGCTTTTCAGTTCGGTTTTGCAAGACTTTGTACATAATTAGTCGCCTTTTGTTGTGAACGTGATCGTGTTACCGCAATCAATGCACTACTGTCGAGCTTAATAAAACAGCTACGCATTACAAGCCAGTGTGGTAGGTATATCTCCGTCCAGGTTGATTTAGCCACGCCTGCAAGTTCTGCCAGTGCCTGGAATTCGTATGTATCTTTACCAGCCAGATCAGCTTTAACATCCTGCGCTGCAAGCCAGATAAGCTGGCGCAGGCGGTCAATAGTCTTTTTAGCTACCCGCTTACCCTCCAGTTGCTGGCTGAATTGCTCCCAGGCCCACTGTGTTATCTCGATCTGGTGTTCCCAGCAGGTATTCTCACTGTAATTCCACAACAACCACGCCTTGTAGTGTTCATCGAGTGAAAGAACCGCCCGGCGCCATGAGGCAGTGGAATATTCCAAAGGCTTCACCAGCGGGATAGCGCTTCCTTTCGCCAGCGACTGCTTGCCGGGGATTGGCGGGTTATTTAACGTTATCCAGCTTTCTGTTTCCTCGTCCCAGATACGCTGTTTTTTTCGGGGATAGTTTTTCGTGTCGAATTGCGCGTTCTCCAGCCAGGCCGAAAGCTGCCCTTTAGTCTCCCCGCTTAAATCGGCTGTCGCTACCATTAGCTGCTCACGTACATACTGGAGGTATTGAGTGTTCATTGAGTAAATCCTGTGAACTGATAAATACGAACAAAATTGCGCAGGATGCGGTAGTCAACCAACACCGCCCCCGGACGGCGGTAAATGCGGAGGCGCTGCCAGCGCATGCGGAGTATCTCGATCAGTTCTGGTTTCATGCGGCCTCCAGCTTTTTTAGCGCACGCAGATCCGCCAGAGCCGCGAGCCTGATTTCCTTCAGCTCCTCGACCGTCCAGCGGTGCGGGGTGTTATTGTTCTCGAGTGCCAGCACCGCCGCCTCACCGTAACGCTCAACCAGCGCGGTACGATATGCTTCGATGTTCCCTGATTTGTAGACGTTGCAGACATCACACTGAAGATGGATGTTGAAGCGAGTGAAGCGCAGATGCCCCGCGGCGGCCGTAGTCCTGTAATGGCCTGCATGCCATGCGAACGCCGTCTTCGTTCCACAGGAGATGCAACCGAGTCCTTCTGCCAGTTCGGTTTCGCGGCAAATGTCATTTACGGCGCGCTGCGTCAAGTCAATCCAGTGCTTCAGCGGCTTAACCGCGGCTTTCCGCTGGCGCCAGGTGGCGCGTTCTTTTTTCTCAGCGGCGCGCTGAAGGGATTGCGCCTTACGTTGCGCGGCTTCGCGAGCTTTTCTGGTTTGTTCTTTGCCGACGGCGCTGGCGCACTGGTACGAGCAAACGATCTGCCCCTCGCGTATCGGGTGAAACCACTGGCGGCATTCTTTGTTTGCGCACTTACGGCGCGGTAATTTAGCCATGTTCACCCCCAGACCTTTTGGCGTAAGGATTTTGGCGTCCGCACCCGGTGTGCATATTCAGGTAATTTCGCGCTGACAGTCCAGGTAATGAAGTCAGGGTTCAGGCTCTTTTCTGTCCTTACGCCCCGCTTCTGATAATCCGATATCAGCGTGTCGGCCTGCTCGGTTGTGCAGTCATGATGATGGAACCAGGAGTATTTCATCGCCATCACCCCGCAAAGCTCATGAGCTGGGCGGCGGCGTTCTCGGCCTCGCGCTGAGTACGGAATGTACGTGATAAAATCCAGCGCCAGAGAACATCAAGCGCAGATTTATACAACTGCTGAAATTCGACCTCATCCATACTGGAAAAAGCGATGCTGCGGGGATGTTTGCGAAGGGTGCCGTCCGGTAGCTGGATGGCGTCATAGTGACCAGCCTCAACCGTCACCCATGCGCGGTAGGCATCGAATGATTTACACAGGCTAATCCCGTTTGTTACCCGGCGGTTTGCAATCTGTTCCAGATACTGTTCAGCCGCATCCAGTAATGCGCTTTCATTCCCGCCATATGCAGCGAGAAACTTTGCATAACCGTTTACCAGTTTGCGCTCATTGGCAGAAATGGCGCCGCCGGTGGGTTCCCAGTATTCAAACCCAAGATTAAGCAACGCGAAAAAGCGGCGATGGAATACAGGATTCCTCACCTGACGGAACTCAGCCACCAGCACGGCGCCGAGTTTGATTTTTGATTGCAGAATATCGCTGGTCTCCGGCGTTGCGGGGATCAGAATTCCAGATGACTGCTTGATGAGTTGTAATTCGTGCGCCATGGTATTCTCCGTGGCGCGAATGTCCGGGTGTCAGTTGTTCAGGCTGACAGGGATATTATGGATGGGCATTGTGGCAAAAGCAATTTAACGCCGACAAAAAAAGCCTCCGAAGAGGCTTGTATGTTATTGATTACATTGTGACATGTCACAATGCTAATTTAGTTTCATGCCAGCCACGCGTAACCCAGCATTTCGAATCACCGTCGCACGGACACGACTTAACCGGCAGCGCATCTCCGCATTTACCGCAGCGGTTCGCGCTGATTGACTTAATGCGACCACGAACGCGGGCATCGTCCTGGCGGATCAGCATCGCGACGTATTCGCTCATTTCATACGGCGCTCGCCCCGGGCGGCGTGATGCACAATTGCGCTCCAGCATCTCCAGTTCCTGCGTATCAAGCATGAGCTCAAATTTACGACCACCAGCAGCAGCTTGCCGGGCTCGCTGGGCGGCTTTGCGTTCAGCGGCAGATTTAGCCATGACCGGACTCCTGAATAGCGGCACGACAGGCTTGTTCAACATGTGTGCGTACCATTTCCCGGCAATCTTCCGCATTGTCGGCATAAGTTGCCATAATTCCATTTACTGCTGCGCTGATCACAGAATCAGGCACTGTCTGCGGCGCTGGCTTAAGATGCTGGCGCGGCTCTCCGTCCTTCGGCTCCGGCCACTGGCGCGCCATGTTCACTTTCAGCTTTTCTTCCATCGCAGCTGTGATTTCACCGTCACTGATACCGGCGCGCCGCTGGGCGTCCCATAACAGGAACTGCATGTCAGCCCACTCGCTGAGGTCGTCAGGTTCTGCGGCAGCTTCCAGCGCCTCTTTCGACAGGTGTTTAAGCGGGCCAACGGGACCAACATCGCCGAAAGTCTTATCTGACCATTCAGCGTGTTCACGGCGAACCTGTTCGCGCTTACTTACAGGTTGGCTACCCTGAAGCATGGCGGCGTGGCAGGCATCCTCAACGTTCTTCACTGCATCTGCGCAGTAGTTATAGCGATTGCATTCCACTAACTTCTGCTTGAGATTTTCAATTGCTTGCGCGACATCAGCCTGTATTGGCGGAACGGCTGTCTGCTGCTCTCGAACGTCATTAGTCGCTATCGGTTCTGCTGCCAACTGACTGGCATATTTGTTAATGGTAACGATAAGCTCTTGCTCGGCCTCATCCAGACAATCACCGATACCTCGTCTGTCGCCGTCGAAATGATCGAAGTCTGTGCGAATTCTGGCGACTTTACGGATTGCTGATAACACCTCATCAGGAATCACCGGAGAGTTGCCACCCTGAACAGTAGGCATATCCGGACCTTTGCGAATCGCCCTGGCAAGATCGATTGGGTCATCGTACAACCAGTCACCTGTTTGCGGATGATTGGCTTCTGCCAATTGTGCAGCCCACTCCAGGCCGTCTTTGTGTCCTTGCAGATAGTCCAGCGGTAACTCATCACTATTACTTACAGGTTCGGCCTGAAGCATGGCGGCGCGATAGGCGTTCCAGCCGACAGCTTTTCCGTGTTCAAACGCGCTGTCAAAGTCATCATCAATTTCCATCGCAGCGGGCACAGATACCGGCGCTGGCGGGTCGGTATAAAACTTCGTCCCCAGCGGAAACAACTTCATCGCTTTTTCTCCCTTAATGATGCGATAAGTTGATTTCCCGCCAAGGTCTACCGTTCCATCCATAATAAGGCCGTATCGCTTCTCTGAAACTTCACCAATAGGATCTGCTTCCAGTGATGCCAAAGCAATCCGTGCCACTTCCATTTGTTCGCTACGAGTAAGCCCGTTTTCAAGCGGATTTTTAATGAACAATTCAATACGTTCTTTGGTAATAGTGCTCATGGGTTAGTCCTCACCTTTCTGTTGCACTACCGGAACCGATAAATCGACGCACCAGGAGATAACGCCGAATTGATCATCGTTCTGCGCTTCACCCCAAACGTAATATTTTGATCCTGGCCGACCCATTGCCGGGTCAAATACTTCTATGCCGCGTTCTGCCGTTAACGACATCAGAATCTGATGCAGGCCGCCTTTGATGTTCAGTGACGGAACGGTCAGGAAGTAAATAAACCCGTAAAGCAATTCGGCCTTGCGCTGGCTTCCGTAAAAATACGGGATTTTGTAATAATCCAGCGCGTCGTCGAGCCAGTCTGTTTTGTCGTGGAATTTCTGATGCCAGCGTTCCACTACCTCATCGACAGGTTGACCGGCAACCATTGCAACGCAGGTAGCCATGCAGGTGTTAAATGTTGGCTGCATTTGATGTTGAAGCATCACTCCCCCTTACCGATGCCAGCGGCGCGGTCTATGCGTTCGATTTCAGCCAGAATTAAAGCCCCTGCTTTTACCAGGTTGCGACGGCGGGCATTTGGCTTCCACCATGAAGCATCCCAAGGCCACCCCCACGGCTTGCCACCATTGCGGTTAACAGTTCCTGTTTCGTTTATGTAACAAACCGCCGCCATTGCCAGTTCGCCGTTGCAGTGCTCGTCGTCATGCTCTGGCGTCCATCCCTCAATGGTTTTCTGCCGCTGGCGTTCTGCTACCACATCAAGAATTGCGGGATTGAATGCGCCCCCCTCCAGTTCTGCTATGCGCTTCTCTGCGGATTCCAACTCATCCAGCATCGCCAGCACGGTGGCGGGGTTGGCTGCGGCGATAAATGCAGCATCACGCGCTTCGTTTTCACTGAATACCATGGCTATTTGCTCATGGTTCACGCCGTCAGTGGAGTAAATCTCATCGTCGAACTCAACAGCCCACCGGCCTTTCGTCGCCTTCTCCGCTGCTTCCCGTAATCCACGTTTGTCGATGTTGCTCATTGGGCGGCCTCCTGAATAACAGCACCTTTGGATTCAATGCGCTTATGGCGCTCACGAAACCACTGGTGAAGATCCATCAGCTCTTTGTCGAGTGGCGCGTATTCGCGGTCAAAATAGGCCTGAGCGTCTTTCTCGTCCTCGTTGGGTAGCTCGCCGGGACCAAGCAGGGTGTTAAAAATCCAGGCCATCCCGTTCTTGGCGTCGCCGGTGGTGCGCCAGTCGATAACAGCCGCTTGCATGACAAGCAGGTTCTTACCGAACATCCGATCAAGCTCTTTGAAGCGATTGCGGATGTACTCATTCTCGTCTTTCAGCTCGGTGTTCTGCTTATCTGCGTCAGCCAACACATCAGCGCGAGCACGCTGCACATCCAGCTGCGTCGCGAGTTCGCGCACCAGCGCGGCAGACTCAGCGCAATGCAGCTCTTTCGCCAACGCATGCCAGGCAGCTACGAGTTCTTTGGTTTTGTTGGTCATGCCGCGTTCTCCTGATGAATGATTTCCAGATCCAGCTTTTGAGCCAGAGCGTGTTCCGCTTTTGCGCCTGCTGATTTCTGCCAGCCGGACAGCAGGAAAATGCCGTCAGCGCAGCGGAGCATAGCGAGACAAATATCCATGTACTCTGGCTGGCTCAGGCCATCGGGAAGCGTCGCAGGGTTTAACACCACATGGCCTTCCGACGACAGGCGCATAGCCTCAAAATGGAACGCAGGGCGGTTAAATTTCGGGATGCCGGTCATTGGCCCAGCAATGTAAATTTTCATCAAAATTCCCTCTTTTTGTTGGGTCTGGCATCATTCGCGCGGCGTTTCTGCTCAGCAGCAGCCTGGTCACAGTCGTAGATCGCACCGTTGCGCTGGTCGCAATACACAACGCCGGTCGGGCCGTGGCGGTTCAGGCGCAACAGCAATTCGGTAGCCGCCTGATCTGCGTTTTCGTCGTATGCGCCTTCGCGGTAGATGCCGATCCAGTAATCACAATCCTGCTCAATCTGCCCGGTGTCGCGGGAATCACTCGGCATCGGGCGTTTGTTAGTGCGCTTCTCCAGATCACGGTTCAGCTGGGTAAGCAGCACCACGATGCAGTTCAGTTCCTTCGCCAGGTTCTTCAGCCCCTTCGTGATAATCCCGTAGGCCAGGTCGTTACGGTCAGCCTTGTCGGCGGTCATCAGGGTCAGATAGTCCACCAGCACCATGCCGACAGCGCCGCGTTCGCGTTTGATGCGACGTGACTCTGCGACGATATGCGCCAGCGTGATCCCGGGCGTGTCGTCGACGTACAGGTTTCCGTTCTGGGCCAGCCGTCCAGCGGCAGCAAAGGCCATTGCGACTTTTGTGTCGTCGTACCGATCGCCATAAAACACATCGGTATTTACGCGGCTCACCTGCCCCACCATGCGCTCCACAATCTGCTTATCCGGCATTTCGAGGCTAAACATCAGCGCGGGGAGCTGCTCAACTTCGGCACAGTTGACGGCCAGCTGGCTATACAGCGTGGTTTTACCCATCTTCGGACGTGCGCCGATCACCATCAGAGCGCCTTTAACCAGTCCTTTCGGTTGCAGCAGGTCATCCAGCGAGCCAATCCCCGTCGACAGTCCACGCGTTGCGTCTGAGTCGCTCCAGCGCGCTTCCACCTCGTCCACCCAGTCGCCCATCACTTCCGAAAACTCGCGGAGCCCCCGGCGGTTACCGGTTTTCGCGTAGTCAGCGATATCAGTGAACAGGGTCTGAATAGCGTCAAACTTCTGGCTGGTGGTCATCCCGTTGCGGGAATACAGCAGCTCGGTGGCGCTGTTCAGCTTGTCAATGCCGTAACGCTCCATGGCTTTCTCGCGCACCAGCATGGCGTAGTGAACGATGTTCGCCGCGCTGGGAGTGTTTTTGGATATCTCGGCCATGTAAGCGAAGCCACCAGCCTGCTCGCCAAGCCCTTTAGATTCCAGCGACTCAATCAGGGTGATCAGGTCGATAGGCTTCTGGTTGGCTGCCAGCTCCCGCATCTCGGCGAAAATCACCTGGTGGGGGCGGATGTAGAACGATTCTGGTTTGAGCATCGACATGGCGGTCTGGCAGCGATCGCTACCGCTATCCAGCATCATGCCGCCCAGCACACTTTGTTCGGCTTCGATGTTCTGCGGGATCATGTTCATGTCGGTCATAGCGCTTTCTCCCTGGTTTTCAGCAGGGTGTCAGAGCGCAACAGATAATCGAAACTGGCGCGCCAGCCTCTGTCGTTCTCACCGAAGTAAAACTTTGGTGCTCGCTCAGCGAAAGCGGCGAAGTAATTCTCCACCGCCTCGACGGTTGGCTCTTTCAGTTCGGTCAGCAGGCGTTTGATAGCACGGCGACGTTTGTCGTTTAGTGCCTCTGCCTGGGGAAGGCGGTCTCCCAGGGTGGTGTTGTATGCAGACAGCACCGCCTGGTAGTCGATCTGAGTTTTCTTTGTGACAGGTTTTTCTTCCTGCCCGACACACTCCCCCTCTGGGGGTAGGGGGGTATTGTTTATTGTCTTTTGTATATTGTCTTTTGTGGTTAGCAGATCCTGCTTAGTTTCAAAAGCAGATTCTGCTAAGGTTTCACCATCATCCTTAGCACCTTCCGCTAATGTTTCCTTAGCACTTTCAGCTAAGTTTTTATTAGCAACTTCCGCTAAAGAATCCTTAGCAGGTTTAGCTAATGTTTTGCAGAATCCGTTAATCTTTGTTTTCCACTCGATGATGCTGGTATTCATACCCACGCTACGCCCCTCCTGGACCAAGACTTTTTTGGCAACAAGCTGATTTTTTGCAGTCGAACAGTGTGTGTGATGCTTGGCAATCATCTGCTCAAGCTGGTCATTGCTAACCCAGTCCATCTTCTTGTTGTAGCCGTACGTCTTGCGCCAAACAGCGAGGACGACACACAGCTCTGTTTCGCTTAGTCCGGATGCCATGACAGCATCGAGAAGCTCATTAGCAACACGAGTAAAACCATCTTCCAGCTGCGCCACGCGATGCTCCACGACCTCCAGCGGCGGCCTGTAGTCTGCTAACTTAACGACGCCCATTTTTCACTCCCGACGTAGCGAGAGCCAGACGGATCACGCCAACAAGACGTTCGGCGAACGCCCTGTTTTTTGACGCGGCAACCACCAGCCCGTCAGGGGAATCCTGAAGGCGTCGTTCCTCATTTTCCTGGTACTTTTTGCTCTTTGGCATTAGAATTAACCTCGCAATTTACTGACGTTTGTTGCACCTGAGAGCCGCTTGTGTTCGTGCACAGCGGCTTTCGCCTTTTCAGAACAGGCCCGGCTGGGCGTTCCGTTTAACTTTTCGCTTCTCAAAGCGGTCAGCGGGTAACTGCTGCTTCTCCGCCCACAGTTTTGCGTGCCGTAAAACATCATCAAAAATCTTCCCCTTTCTGCTTGCCTGGCTCATGCGCTTGTACATGTCGATAGCCTGGAACGCCACCCACTGAGCCACACCCAGAGAGAAACCGAGCTTCAGCAGTTCTTCACGCACATGCTTTTCGATGAATTCGATATGGTTCATGGTTTAATCCCACCCCAGCGGCCCCGGCCTTGCCCGTTCGGCTTTCAGCCCGATATCAGCGAGCGTTTCGACTGAGGCCAGATATTCACGCGATACCAGCACTGCTTCCGGTGGTGCGGCCTGAATCCCCAGGAAGGCCAGCTCTTTCGCCATGGTGCTGAAATGCCCTTCGGCTTTACGCCTGCTGGCTGTCGACTCGCTGATGCCCATATGCTCGGCGTAAGACTTCTGGCCCACTGATGCAAGCCGGTTGAGCAGGACGCTTTCGATCTCAACCGGATTGATAACTGGCGGGTCTAACTTTCGTGCGATTGCGTTCTCCATGGGTGATAATCCTCATAAAGTGAGTTACGCCACTGGTTTGACTAAATGGCGTGGTTATTTGGATGTGGAAAAATGGATGGAAGATCAGGCCGAAATTCGTATGCCTGAATCTCTCCGTTAACGGCATTAACAAGGTCTGGGACATGAACAGGAGAAATACGCTTCTTCCCGTTCAACCAATCACAGATCGTTGATTGAGCCTTTCCACAGCGTTTAGCTAACTCTTTCTGACTACCGACAAGGGCAATCGCTTTTTCTACTGCGGGGTTCTTCATAATCACCTCAGCTATCAGTTTAAAGCGATTATGTATATCACTTTAGCGATTGTCAATCGCCTATGCGATTCTTTGCCAAACAATCGCCTTGGCGATACTATTTAAAGAGGACTTAAAAAGAGGCTTTTATGGGATTCTCAGAACGCTTAGGGCACGCAATGGACGTCGCTGGATACACGCAGGCTAGGCTGGCGAAAGATGTAGGCATGGCTCAGTCCAGCGTAAATAAGTTACTTAAAGGTGCGAACGGCTCACGAAAAACAGTAGAGATCGCATCTGTTCTGGGTGTGCGTCCTGAATGGCTTTCAACGGGGCAAGGTGAGATGTTGGAATCTGGCATTCGCGAAGCAAACACGCTATGCCAAATTAAACCAGTTATGAATGAGGTTTACCGCGTGGATGTGCTTGACGTTAAGGCCAGCGCCGGTCCTGGCTCGCTAGTTACCAGTGATTTTATCGAAACCATAAGAGCAATCGAATACACAACTGAACAGGCTCGCGCACTTTTCGGAAACCGCCCCGCAGATAATGTAAAAGTTATCACTGTTAACGGCGACAGCATGGATGGAACCATCTCACCAGGAGATCAAATTTTTGTTGATACTGGCGTGACTCATTTTGATGGTGATGGCGTTTACGTATTTGTGTTCGGAAAAACTCTGCACGTCAAAAGACTTCAGATGCAAAGAGATCGGCTTGCTGTCATCTCAGACAACCCTATCTACGAGAAATGGTATGTTGAGTCAGAAGACGAAGATCAGTTCTACGTAATGGCTAAAGTGCTACTAAGACAATCAATAGAGTACAAGCGCTTCGCATAAACCCGGCTTGCCGGGTTTTTTATTGTTCCTGACCTGATTAAAATTCCCCCAATTCCTTCGCTAATATCATTTCATCTCACATTTCCCAATCAAATAAATAATCTTATAAATCATAAAATTATCGCTTTAGCTAAATAAATTATCGTTTAAGCGATTGACTCAAATAATCGCTTTAGCTATTGTTAGCTCATCCAAACAACGCATTCAAACGCGAATGCCCGGGTAAAAGTTCTGGCAGCCGGGAAGACGGCAAGGGGATGAGAATGGAAAAGGCATACGAGGAATATTTCGAAAGTCTGGCTGAAGGTGAAGTAGCGCTCAGCTTCGCAGAATTCGTGGAGGCTATTTCATGAAAGCTGCTAACCCAGTACCAAATAACGGTCGTGCTGTCGTAATGCGCAACAGCCGCACCGGCGCAGCATGGCAGGTTTCATTCGACTACCGAGATGGCACCTACTGGCACGAACCACAGGGCAACCTGCGCAACATTCGCCGACCTTATGCCTCACGCACCATTGAACCAAATCTAGTGCCTGCGGGGACTCACTGATGGGGACACTGTACGCATTAGTGCTGACCATCACTATGACGAACGGTGATTACCAGGATGCTGTTGTCGGTATTTTCGACAACCAGCAGCAATGTGGAGCGGCAGCGAGTGAGCAAATGGGCGTCACTAACTGCTATCCAGTCGAAGGCATCATACATGCTGACGAAACACCAGCAGGTTATGACGCGAAATTTTGAGGGGTAAGGGATGTGCAACTGCATTAATGAGGTCGGTGCTCAGATCGAAGCACGACTGAAAGAAAAGGTTCCGGAAGGTGCAGAAGTAAGCGAAAGCACTTTTGATACCGGTTGGGATAATCAGGTTCTTTCTCTTTCCGAAGGCAAGCTGTTTGTAATGCTGAAATACAAACTGGCATACCGGGCCAAAAAGAAAAACGGCGAAATGGCTAAAAACCTTAATCGCCTGGAAACTAACGCAAAAATGAATTTCTGCCCGTTCTGCGGCGAATCGCAGGGCTGACACCACCAGCAAAACCGAATTTAACCGAATGGTCGGCTATTAAAGCGACAGGATTGTTACACACAAAATTCAGGAGTTCAGCCATGAACGCATATCTCACTTACGACCGGATCGAGGCTCAGAACTGGACCCGGCATTACCAGCAAATCGCCAGAGAAGAGAAAGAATCCGAGCTGGCTGACGACCTGGAGAAAGGACTGTCGCTTCACATGCTGGAGTCGCTGTGTATGGACGAGCTACCGCGTCACGGCGCCAACAAAAAAGCGATCAGTCGGGCATTTGATGACGATGTCGAATTCCAGGAGCGCGCGTCGGAGTTTGTGCGGTACATGGTTGAGGTGTTTTCCCGGCATCAAATTGATATTGAATCAGAGGAATAAGACAAATGAGCACAGCACTCGCAACACTGGCAGGAAAACTGGCTGAACGTGTAGGAATGGATTCTGTAGATCCGCAGGAACTGATCACCACATTGCGCCAGACAGCGTTTAAAGGTGATGCCAGTGATGCGCAGTTTATTGCGCTACTGATAGTCGCCAACCAGTACGGTCTTAATCCGTGGACGAAAGAAATTTACGCCTTTCCTGATAAGCAGAACGGGATCGTCCCTGTGGTGGGTGTTGATGGCTGGTCCCGTATTATCAACGAAAACCAGCAGTTTGACGGCATGGATTTTGAGCAGGATAACGAATCATGTACATGCAGGATTTACCGTAAGGACCGTAACCATCCGATCTGCGTTACCGAATGGATGGATGAATGTCGCCGGGAACCATTCAAAACCCGTGATAGTCGTGAGATTACTGGACCGTGGCAGTCACATCCCAAACGGATGTTGCGACACAAAGCAATGATCCAGTGCGCCCGTCTTGCCTTCGGTTTCGCAGGCATCTACGACAAGGATGAGGCCGAACGCATTGTCGAAAATACCACGTATACCACAGATCGCCAGACGGAACGCGACATCACTCCGGTTAGCGATGAAACCATGCGGGAAATTAATGATCTACTGATCACCCTGAATAAAACATGGGATGACGATCTGCTGCCGCTCTGCTCCCAAATCTTCCGCCGCGATATTGGTGCATCGTCAGATCTTACGCAAATCGAAGCAGTGAAAGCCCTCGGATTCCTGAAGCAGAAAGCAGCAGAACAGAAGGTGGAAGCATGACACCAGAAATTATCCTGGCTCGTACAGGTATTGACGTTAGCAACATCGAGCAGGGTGATGAAGCGTGGCACCGTCTACGCCTCGGTGTCATCACTGCTTCCGAAGTTCACAACGTCATTTCAAAACCGCGTTCAGGCAAGAAATGGACGGATATGAAGATGTCCTACTTTCTCACCCTTCTTGCTGAAGTTTGCACAGGCGTGGCGCCGGAAGTTAACGCCAGGGCGCTGGCCTGGGGGAAACAGTATGAAGATGATGCTCGCACCCTGTTTGAGTTCACCACTGACGTGAAAGTCAACGGGTCGCCGATCCTTTTCCGTGACGAGGACATGCGTACCGCCTGTTCTCCTGACGGCCTGTGCAGTGATGGCCGCGGTCTTGAGTTGAAATGCCCTTTCACCTCTCGCGACTTTATGAAATTCAGGCTTGGCGGCTTCGAGGCTATCAAATCCGCCTATATGGCCCAGGTGCAATTCAGCATGTGGGTAACCGGGAGAGATGCCTGGTATTTCGCGAATTATGACCCGCGCATGAAGCGAGAAGGCATTCACCACGTGGTTGTTGAGCGCGACGATAAATACATGTCCCTCTTCAACGAAATGGTACCGGAATTTATCGAAAAGATGGACGAAGCGCTAAAGGAGATTGGCTTCACGTTCGGGGAGCAGTGGCGATGACGCACGCAACAACGACAGTACTACCAGTTGAAAAAAGTGTTCCGCACACCTGGCGCCGCCCGTTCCTGAAATGGGCAGGCGGTAAATATTCGCTGCTGCCGGAACTGGATCGTCTTATCCCGGCTGGTAAACGACTGATAGAACCATTTGTGGGCGGCGGATCGGTGTTTCTCAACTCAGATAAACACGAATACTTCCTGCTGGCTGACATTAATGCTGACCTGATCAATCTGTACCAGATGCTGGCCGTAGTGCCTGATTCGGTAATCGCAGAGGCAATGAAGGCTTTCAGGCATCTGAATGATGCCGAAAACTACACAGTAATTCGTGAAGCATTCAACGCCTGGCAACTGAATGCGATAGAGCGAGCGGCCGCATTCCTTTACCTCAACAGGCACTGCTTTAACGGTCTGATGCGTTACAACCTTGATGGTTTTTTCAATGTTGGATGGGGAAAATATAAAGCCCCATACTTCCCGGAAAAAGAGCTCATGGCATTCAGGAAGAAGTCCAGCGCGTGCGTATTTATGAATGCAGGTTTCGAACGTACTCTCAGGCTGGCGGGTGATGGTGATGTCGTTTACTGCGATCCGCCATACGAGCCAATGCCCGGCACCGCTGGCTTCACTAGCTACGCCTCCGGCGGGTTCTCATGGGATAGCCAGGTAGCACTTGCTGAAAGCTGCGTGGCAGCCCATCAGCGCGGCGCAAAAGTGTTTATCAGTAATTCTACCGCACCACGCGTTATTGAACTTTACGAGCGGCACGGCTTCACTTTGCACCGGGTCAATGCCCGCAGATCAATATCGAGTAAAGGCAGTACCCGAGAAACAGCGAACGATATCGTCGCCTCACTGGGGATTTAGTGATGATGAAACTTATTAACAGAAGCAAGCAATCACCAGTCGGTCGTCGCGCATGTGATGTTGCACTGGCAGCGCATCATGAGAAGTTCGGCGATTACGGCAGACAAAAGCACGTTACCAATTACACCGTTGTAGTGGATGGCGTAAAGGTTCCTGTCGAAGTAGTTAACCGGGCCACCAGCTACGTAGCCACCGCAATGATCGGCGCCAGGAAACTTAGAAATCTGCCCGCACAGGCAAAATGAATATTAGCGATGGCCCGTTGCGGGGCCAATGGAGAAAACGATGAGCAAAAAAATTAGAGACTTTGAATTGATGAGCACCAGCGAAATTTGCTGTCAGCTAAGGATTTCTTCCAGGACGCTGGATCGTTACCGAAAACGACCAAGCGACAACAACCCATTCCCGGAACCAGACTGTTCATATATGGGTGGCTCCAACAAATGGCTTAAAACTAAAGTCACCGCTTGGCAGATTAAAGAGATGTCACGATCAACCCGTAAGCCGATGTCTCACCTGAATCTAACCCGTGATGATAAAGGCCGTCTCACCCGACCTGACGCGGCGTGA